CCAGCCCGGTGAACGTGCCAGCCCCGCCAGCCCGGTGACCCTGCCAGCCCCGCCAGCCCGGTGAACGTGCCAGCCAGCCCCGCCAGCCCGGTGAACGTGCCAGCCAGCCAGCCCGGTGACCCTGCCAGCCCCGCCAGCCCGGTGAACGTGCCAGCCCCGCCAGCCCGGTGAACGTGCCAGCCAGCCAGCCCGGTGACCCTGCCAGCCCCGCCAGCCCGGTGACCCTGCCAGCCCCGCCAGCCCGGTGAACGTGCCAGCCAGCCCCGCCAGCCCGGTGACCCTGCCAGCCCCGCCAGCACATGCCGCATGGAATCCGCCGAAACATTCCGCCGGATTCCGCGCCTCATGATGCCACGCCGAAAAGGCCGGAAACGGATTCCGGCCTCATAAATTCAGCGATGTTTCCGACTCCAGCCAATGGCGGGAAAGCGAAATATTGGATTGCGTGAGTTTCAACGTGCGGAATATTCCGCCGGAAACATACCACCGGATGAATATTCCGCCCCGCAGATTGACAACACGAATCCGGCGCTTGCCGTGCGGCGTGAAATCGACGTTTGTCTGTATACGGATTTTCAGCATACGGAAAAACCGGAAAGTTTGGCAATGTCCCATGCCTGATTCCATACGTCACAATCGGAATCCGAATTTCCGTCTACCTCATGTCCCATGACGGATTCAAAAGCTTCCGCCATAAGCATATTGGCATCGCAGAAATCTTGAGTAGCGCATGCATTGACATATCTTGCCGTTTTGTTGCGCTTGTTTATTTCGCGCAATTCATCATGCGAGAATTCAGCGCGCACAATCGAAGAAAAACGGATTGCTACCTTCATTGCGTTTTTCATTATTCGAAATATCCTTCCGACTCTGCCCACGAAAACAATTCCGACTCCAGTTCCGAAATATCGGCGGATTCGAATTCATCACGTCCCAGCATGAACCAAAACATGCCATTCTTGCGCTTCATGATCCAGCAATCGCCCCAATACAGAAATGCAGATTCGAAATCGTCAACCTCAAATTCTATCGCGTCCATCACGTCCTGCGGCATAGCGGAATCGCCAATTGCAATTTCGCGTTTGGTGGCGCGGAATGTTTCAAGAGTCATCATGTTATTATTCCTCCATATCCATATAATGATCACACATTGCGATTGCCCAATCGCGTGTTTTTTTGTCCAATTGTTCCCAATATTCATGAATCCATTCATCAAGGCTCAAAGGCTTGAATTGCGGGAACATTGCATAGACCGCATTTATTGCGTCATCGCATTGCGCGTGGGTTTTGCATGCATCAATGGCCGGAAGCGCGGCAAGCGCGGCTTTTTCATTTTCCATTTGTCGCGTTCCTTCTCAGATATACTGATATGCAATGCGCCCGATTTCTACGGAGTCGCCATTGGAAAGCTGAAATATAATTGTTTCAGCGTCATCCGGCTCACAATCCGCGTCTAGCAATTCATTTAGTACAAATTCATCGCGCTTTTGTTCTTCCGCGAATTCATGGATAGCCTTATATCCGCGTCCGCTCAAATCGCGCATGAGAAGTAAATAGGCCATTGTCGTTTTCCTTCCGTCTACTGATTAGTCCAATTGGCTAGCGTCAACGTTCAATTCTTCCGCAATCCAAGACATTGCCGTGCAAATGTTATTCCACGTTTCGTCGTTGGCTGAATCGCCTTCCGGCATGTTTGTTTCGCGATGCATGTGCAAGGCTTCCCAAACTGTGTTTAGCCATGACGCGCGATTGCTATGTGTTAGTTTTTCCATGTGTCGCGTTCCTCTTAAGCAGCAATTGCATTAACGGATTCAGCGTCAACGTGATTCCAGATCACGAATCCAGATTTATCCTTCTTTGCCTTGTTACCTTTTGGCGCAAGGCCGATCACGAATCCACGGTCACCGCGCGGATCTAAGTGACGCAAATCATGTTCATCGCCATTGATCACAGTGAATCCATTCCATGTTGCTGGCATTGCGCCACCAAACACGGCCGCAACATTCACGCCACGATTAAGCAGCGCCACAGCTTCCGCGTGATTGTTTTCCGCAAGGCTAAACGTCAGAGAATAGTTGCGCGGCAATTCCCGCGAAAAACGCGCGGAAATTTTGGTGTAGTCAACCCATTGGATTTCAGTGAAAAGCACCATCAGATTCTTGTAGACGCCAGCCGCAACATTCCGCCCCATAAGCTTGGAAAGCTTTACGGCAAGCGCGGAATCCACCACCACATTGATTCCCTCCGGCGCAACGTCGGTTGATCCATTGAAACGCGCGACAAAGGAAAACCCCTTCTTCCGCGCTTTGGCAAATTCTTGCGCCGTGGCAAGCGCAACGTCAGCCATATATGCCTTGCGTTCCCTCATGAAACGTTGCGCCTTGTCACGGCGCGATTTACGGACTGAATTCAATTCGCCATCGCGTGCCATTCCGGCTTGACCGGAATATTCACCTAAGCAAAGCGCAATGCATCCGGCGGAAGCCTTAGGGCAAAGATTGCCAGCACCGCCGAGCGCATGCGGTGCCATATAGTGAATGCCATTGATGACGCCATAACCTTGCGCCTTAACAGCTTTTGCGGAGTCGGTAGAGAAAATGCGATTCTTCATAGTGTCGTTTCCCTTTTGCCATGCTGCAAATGCAGCGCGTTTCGTCATGCATCTGCATATAGGAGAATGCAGCAAATGATGCAATAGGGAAAATGCAATTGCAGCAAAAATAATTCCGGCGTGGCGATTGCTCATTATAATATATCCGCGCCACGGCATTGGCGCATGCCAGCCCGGTGAACGTGCCAGCCAGCCAGCCCGGTGAACGTGCCAGCCAGCCAGCCAGCCCGGTGAACGTGCCAGCCAGCCAGCCAGCCAGCCAGCCAGCCAGCCAGCCAGCCAGCCAGCCAGCCAGCCCGGTGAACGTGCCAGCCAGCCAGCCAGCCCGGTGAACGTGCCAGCCAGCCAGCCAGCCCGGTGAACGTGCCAGCCAGCCAGCCCGGTGAACGTGCCAGCCAGCCAGCCCGGTGAACGTGCCAGCCAGCCAGCCCGGTGAACGTGCCAGCCAGCCAGCCCGGTGAACGTGCCAGCCAGCCAGCCCGGTGGCGATTCCAGGATTCATATGCCAATCTGATATATAGCAGGTCAGCATATGGGTCCGGCATATATCGGAATGGCATATATCAGGCCGTCATATGGGTCCGGCATATATCGAAATGGCATATGTCAGGCCGGCATAGACCTATATCGGATCGATAGAAGCGGAAATGTCACATAAACCCAGGTTTAGGTGCGGCGCGGCAGGCGCCCGGCGGGGGGGAGTGCTCGAGGTCAGCCGGCCGGCTTCCACCGCGCCATTGCCTCATCTTTTAACCAGTGTCGTGAGTTTTTGGGGGTCGCGCACACGCGCGAGGCGTGTTAATGCAAATGTGTTATGCGACGTAAATCGGTGAGAACATATGGCAAAACGCGAGCGAGCGCAACGCAATAGCATTACCACACAGATCGAACAGTTCCGGTCTTCGACGGCTCCGATTGAGCCTGTCATCCCCTTGGAGCCTGCGGAACTGATCTACTTCAACCAGGTGATCAACGACCGTGAATCCACCTCATGGTCGACGAACCATCTCAGCATCGCCTGTAATCTTGCTCGCACCCAGGTCGCAATCGACAGGCTGTGGGAGCAGCTGAAGACTGAGGGTTATACGCTGAAGAACGAGCGCGGCACCCCGATTGCCAATCCGGCGCTGAATGCACTGAACACCCTGACGAACACCATGCAGGCGCTGAACCGCACGCTGGGCCTGTCGGCATCGCAGCGTGGCTTGGCCGGCTCCAAGCAGGGCGAACGCAACAAGACCGACCGCGAGGTCCGTGAGATCAATGAAGCCACAGACGCGCACCAGCTGCTCGCCTGATCTGCCGGATTACATCGCGGAGGCGATCAAGTCTGGCCCGGTCCCGCTCGACCTCGAGGGCTGGAAGACGAAGCGCATCGACAAGCTGACGGCCGGCGAGAAGGTGCTGCGCTTCGCCAAGGACTTCCTCGTTTTCCCCGAAGGGAAGATGATCGGCAAGCCGCTGGTGCTGGACCCGTTCCAGTGCGCCTTTGTGCTGGCGGCGTTCGATGACAGTGGGCCGCACATCAACAAGGCGATCCTGTCGATGGCCCGGCGCGGCGGCAAGTCGCTGACGATCTCGGTGATCCTGCTGTCCTACATCGTGGGGCCGATGGCGAAGGAGGCGACGATCATCCGGTCGGCCGCCATGACGCGCGAGCAAGCCGGGCTTCTGTATCGCCTGATGGCCTTGATCCTGCAGTCCAGCCCGGCGGTGAAGGGGCTGTTCCGCGTGGTGCCGTCATCGAAGAAGATCGTCGGCCTGCGCCGGAACGTCGAGTACCAGGCGTTGAGCCGGGACGCGAAATCGGGCCACGGACAAGCGATCTACATCCTTTGCGTCGACGAGTGCGGCCAGATTGAAGCATCGAACGACGACTTCCTCGACATGCTGTTCTCGTCGATGGGTACTTACGAGGATGCGAGGACATTCCTGATCTCGACACAGGCGCCGTCCGACGCGGCGTTCTTCTCGCTCGAGATCGACACGGCCACGCGGGAGAAGCTGCCGAACGTGGCCTGCCACCTGTATACCGCGAAGAGCGACGATATCTTCGACAAGGAGGGATGGTATCAGGCCAACCCTTCGCTCCGCGGCGGGTATCGTTCGATCAAGGACATCGAGACGAACGCGAAGGACGCCAGCCTGATCCCGGCGAAGCAGAACGGTTTCCTGAACCTGTTCATGAACCGCCGGGTTTCGTTGCAGTCTGCTTTCATTGCGCCGGCGATCTGGCGTGAGAATGCCGGGCCGGTCGATATGGATGTGTTCCGGCGCGGCGAGGTCACCCTGGGGCTTGACTTGAGCCGCGTGAACGACCTCACGGCCGCGGTGATCGCGGCGCAGGATGAGGACGGCAACATCCATGTGAAGTGCTATGCGTTCACGCCCTTGGACGGCATTGAGGCTCGCGAGAGACGGGATCGGCTGCCGCTGCAGCAGTGGGTGAAGGACGGCCACTTGTATGCTCCACCCGGCAAGACGCTGGATTATGGGCAGATCGTTGTCTGGCTTAGGAATCGCCTGGATGACGAGGGCATCCGGGTCGGGTCGATCTTCTTCGACCGCTATCAGTCGAAGGAGTTTTTCGCTGCATGCGACCGCGAGAGCTTTGCGCTATCGGCAAAGCGCGAGGAGGTGGGGCAGGGCTATGTGAGCATGTCGCCGCGCATACAGGCGCTTGAGACGGCACTGCTGCAGGGGAAGGTTCGGCACGGCGGGAATCAGCCGATCCTGAACATGGGCGCCGCGGCGGCGGTGGTTATCTCAGATGCCGCCGGAAACCGTAAGCTGACGAAAGAAAACCTGAACGCCGGGCCGAAGATCGACGGACTGATCGCGGCAATTATGGCTATTTATCCGTGGGTTGCGCGTTTGGATGAGGCGAACGCAGATGTTTCGTGGTGGATCGCGTAGCATTTGAAAAAAATAATGCAGGTGCATATTGACAAGTTATGCAGATGCATTAAATAGGGGTCATGGAACGCGGTGTTCCGCGAAGGAGATGACCCAATGAAGATCGAACTGAAGAACATCAGCTACAACGCCAGCCTCTCTGAGGAAACCAGTGCCTTTACTGGCCGCATCTATGTTGATGGCGTTTATACCGCAGACGTTTCCAACCACGGCCACGGTGACCCCGACATGGTTCGCGCCGTCAAGGGGCAGGAGGCCCGCCTTGCCGCTGCTGAAGCGTGGTGCAAGGCCCAGCCGCCCGTTGAGGCTCATGGCATGTCTCTGGATTACGATCTTGAGATGAAGGTCGGCGAGTTGCTTGAAGATTACCTTCTTGAGAAGGACTTCAACCGCCTGATGAAGTCGAAGGTACTGGTCAAGTCTGACAACGGTATCATGCAATACTCTTGGAAGGGTGTCCGCGCGGTCGAGAAAAAGCACATCGACATGATCAAGGCCAAGTTCCCTGATGCCGTTATCCTCAACGCCATGCCCCGTGATGAAGCGTTCTCTATCTTCAAGGCTGGTGTGTGATGCACACCAGCCCCGGCACTCTGGCCGATGACATCGGCTGCGCTTTTGCCATGATCGCGCTTGGCGCGGTCGCCTACTTCATCCTCGCAATTTAAGGAAACCCTGAAATGGAAATCGTTCTCATCGCCTATGCCGTCTTCGTCGCCATTCCCTGCGGTATCTTCGCCGCGAATGCCGCAAAGCTGAAGGGGTATGACGCTCTCGCATGGTGTCTTGCTGGCCTTGCCTTTGGCGTCGTCGCTTTGCTGGGCATCAACGCCTACCCGATCCGCAGCCGGGAGCGCCGCTCATGATGGCCGTCCTGATCTGCGCGGCGTTGGGCGCCTTGATCTTTATGCTGGTTGGCGTGATGCTGGCCCCGGCTGCCGCGTCACCCCGCACCATCCGTATGCGTGTGGCGGTGGTTGATGATATGGTCCTGATCGGCGTTGCCGACGGTGACCGGGTTTCCTTTGTTCGGATTGACAGGTGAGCAATATGACCGATTCCAAGAAGTATGAATTCGCCCCTGAAGACATCGTAGCCACGCCGTCTGGGCGTAAGGGTGTTGTCAGGTCCGTTGGCCCGGTTGGCGGCGTCGTCTGCGCGATGGTGACGTGGTTCGATGATGGGACCAGCAGCTTTGCCTCGGTCAAGGATCTGAAGCGCACCTTCCGGGTGATGGAGTAGATCCATGACCCCAAAGCAGTTTGAGAAGTGGATGATCCGCAACGAGTTCACGAAGCTGGAGGTCTTCCGGCGCACGGGAATCGCCCGGACGACGGTTGACCGCTATCTTTCCGGGGCGACCAAGATCCCGAGGGTGGTGGCGCTGGCATGCGCCGCCATCGAACGCGGCATTGACGTTGATGATTGAAGGGCTACCCCATTGACGGGGTAATGCAATTGTGTTAACCGCCGAAGTATGGGCGGAATTCGACATAGACCACCGTCATGCGTTCGGCGCGGTATAGCGTCGGACGCAATCTCCGTTTCAGTCAACAAGAGCGACGGGTTCCCGGCTCCCACCAAGGGGCCGATCCGTGGAAAACCAAGCCCGCGTCAGTAAGGAATTCAGCCTTTCAGGCCAGAAGTCCACACCGCTGTCCAACGAAGCCGTTGGCGCTTGGGTTATCTCCTCCGACAGCTATGACCGCGTAAGCGACCGCATCCTGGCCGGCACCCTGAAGGCCCAGACCGGGCGCGAAGTAATTTGCCTCTGGCAGCACGATTCAAATCATCCTATCGGCAAATGGACGAACCTCCGCATGATGGGCAACAAGCTTGTCGCGGATCTCATCCTTGCGAAGACGGCGGTCGGCGACATGTGCCGCGCCCTTCTGGAGATCGGAACACCGCTCGGCGCGTCTGTCGGGTTCACTGGAAAAGGCAAGAAGAACGCCAAAGGCGGCGTGGACTTCTCCGAAATCAGCCTCCTTGAAACATCAGTTGTCAGCGTACCTTGCAACGCCGAGGCCATGCAAGTTGCCAAGAGTTTCGGTGTCTCCCTGACGCCGGAAACCCCCGCTTCCTCCACTGCTGGGTTCAGCGATGAAGAGAGGGATGCGGTTCTCAAGCGGGCAGTCGCAGCGCGGGAAAATGCCCTCAACTCCATCAATTCAAAGCAGGAATACTCCAATGAAGCTCTCTGAGCAGATCACCGCCAAGCAGGCGGAACTCGTCGCTTCCCGCGATGTCCTCGTCGACCTCACCAGCAAGATGGATGACAGCCAGGAGTCCCAGGACGCCGTGGTTGCCGCCACCGAAGCCGTCGAGAAGGCGACTGCCGAACTGGACCGCCTCAAGGCCGCTGAAGCCGCCGTCGAGAAGTCCGTTGCCCGCGCCGTCAAGGCTCCCGCGATCAACGCCAACCCCGCTTCCCGCGTCAAGGACAGCGCGAAGGCCGACCTCCTGGTGAAGTCCGCTCTCGTCGCTTTCGATGCCTATGTGAAGCGCATCCCGGTCGAGATGGCTATCGAAGCCCGCTACGGCGACGACGAAGTCGTCAAGTCCGTCGCCGGCATCGTCACCAAGGCCACCCAGAACCCCGCCATGACGAACGTGCCGGGCTGGGCGCAGGAACTGGTGCGTGAATCCTACGCCGGCTTCATGGACCTGCTCCGCGGCGAATCCGTGATCCCGCGCATCCCGATGACCCGCTATGAGTTCAACGGTGCTGCGTCGATCAAGATCCCGCAGCGTGCCGCCAGCCTGAACCCGAACCTCGCTGCGGCCTTCCGCGCCGAGGGTGCGCCGATCCGCGTGGGTGCGATCTCCCTGACCTCCGCGACCCTGTCGCCGAAGTCGATGGGCGTCATCGGCACCTACACGATGGAACTGCTCGAGCGTTCGACCCCGTCGATTGAGCAGATCATCCGTGACGCCATGATCGCGGACACGGCGACCAAGCTCGACCAGATGTTCCTGTCGAACATCCCTGGTTCGCCCATCTCACCGGCTGGCATGCAGACCTTCGCGACCGGCTCCAACACGGCCGCTTCGGCTGGCAACTCGTCTGCCAACATCATGGCCGACGTTCGCGGTCGTCTGCAGCAGCTGGCTTCCCAGAACATGGGTCGCCGTCCGGTTTGGGTGATGAACCCGGCCCGCGCTTGGGGTGTGCAGCTGTCGGTGACGGCGGCCGGTACGCCGACCTTCCCTGATGCCAGCCAGAACACCCTCATGGGCATCCCGGTGGTCGTCTCGACCAACGTGCCGTCCGACATCGTGTTCCTGATCGACGCTGCCGAACTCGCGTTCGCTGGCGGCGCTCCGCGCTTCATGGGTACTGAGGTGGCTTCCATCCACGAAGAAGACACCACCCCGCTGCCCATCGTTGATGGTGCTGGCGTGGCTGCGGCTCCGGTTCGCTCGCTGTACCAGACCGCATCGGCTGCGCTCCGCACGGTGTGGGAACTCGACTGGGCGCTGCTCCGCGCTGGCGCTGTGCAGACCATCACTGGCTGTGCGTGGTAACAATGCAAATGTGTTGGCCGGGGTATTATGCCCCGGCCAAAACTACAGGAGAGTGATCGATGGCTGAGACACTGGTATGGGCTTACAAACCGCTTCCCGAATTGCAGAACCAGACCGGGTTCGTTGCTTGCGCTGATGTTCTGGCGCAGCAGCTTATCAAGTCCGGTGCCGTTCAGGATACGGCTGTCGGCGCTTTGTACTTCAAGGAAATTCAGAAGGCCGAGGCGGCCCCGATTGATCCGGGCGTCGTCAATCCAGCGGAGCCGCTGATTGGTCAGGCTACTGTTGACGCTTCCTCCTACGACACGAAAGTGATGCGTAGCAAGCGGTCGCCCGCTACCAAGACCGCGGGTTAATATACGGATTTGAATATTACTTAATCGGTTTGGACCCCTTGAGATGACGCTCCATAGCCACCCGAATCCAGCTAGCCAGAGGTCGATCTTCGGCCTTCGCGGCGGCTTCGGCTCTGGCTTTAAGGTCTTCGGATATCCTAATCGATATAACTTCCATTCGGTCTTCTTTGGTGGGTCTTGCCATAACTTTTCTCCTTCTGGAGTAAGTGAAGGTAATACAAAAACCATTGAAACGCAAGCGTTGTCTTCTTATGTTTTGTCGGACCCAAAAGGAGCCGGCAGAATGAAATATCATTACACATATCGTTTGATTGCTCAGAATCCGATTGACAGTCGAGTGGAATATATCGGTGTGCGCTCGTCTGATTGTCACCCAGACAACGATGGTAGCTACTTGAGTAGCAGCCGGGCAGTTGCTGTTGCTGTTTCGGCTGGCGTGGTCTTCGTAAAAGAAATCATTGCTGTGTGGCCGTCCAGAAAATCTGCGGTCGAGCATGAGGTTAAACTTCATGCGGAATTTGATGTCGCTCGTTCTGACCTGTTTTTTAACAGAGCAAGGCAGACCAAAACTAGCTTTGATGTGGCTGGCACTAAATCGTCTGCCGAACTGCGCTCCTATCTTTCCGCAGCGCACAAGAAGAGGCTGGCCTCCCCTTCCGAACGCAAGAGAATTTCCACTACTGCTAAGGCGGTTGCAGATCGCCCAGGGCAGAGACAGAAGATGTCTGAAGCGGCCCGCAAGTATTGGGATAGTGCCTGTCCGTCTGATCACGGAGCTAAAATTCGTGTAGGTTTGACGGCTGCGGTCAGGGAGCGCAAGCGCCTCGCTATGTTGACGCCTGAGTTCAGAGTTAAGAACTCAATGCGAAATAAGATTGCTTGGTCGAATCCAGACCTTCGTGTTGCTATGTCAGCTAATGCGAAAGCTCGAATGGCGAATCCTGAAGTCAGAAAGAATCTCTCTGATTGGGCGCTTAGACAGATGTCAGATCCTGTAAAAAGGAAAAAATGGGCAGCGGCGCTTAATGCTAAGATGTCTGACCCAGAGGTGAGGTCGCGTATTTCAGCGGCTGCTAAAAGGCAGTTTGCAGATAATAAGAACCGCGCCATTACAGCTGAAAGCCAGAGAGTAGCGCAATCCATCAAGCGTGAATACTTCAAAGTCTCTGGTTACTCTGGGGATAAGAGGAAAGTAACCCTGTCAGAGGCCAAGGAATGGCTTTCCGCTAACTGTAAGGGAGCGGATTGAGATATGGGTCTATGGTCAAAAGCTAAATCTTGGTTTTCATCTGAAGGCTCTCAGCGCGGCCCGTTTTACGGCGAGGCTCCCTCTGGTGGCTGGTATCCTCTTGGCCGTCTTGAGGATGGCTTCCAGCGCGATCTCTCTTTGGGTGGTCACGGCGCCCGGCATGTCCCGGTAGTGTATTCCTGTGTGATGGCAATCGCCCGCGCTATGTCGCAATGCTACCCAAAGCATGTTCGCGTCACAGACGGTCGCTTTGAGGAAGTTCAGACGAGCGCCGCATACCGTGTTCTACTTAATCCGAATAGCTATCAGTCTTCGCCGGGGTTCATTCTGAACCTCGTCGCCAGCGCCTTGTTCGATGGGGAGGCATTCGCGCTAGCTATGCGCAACGACCGCTTTGAGGTCAGCGAACTCCACCTTCTACCGCGTGGAGTATGCTCTCCGATCATCGACCCCGACACGCGCGATATATTCTATGCTGTCGGCGAGAACCCCCTCGCGTCGGGCGGTGCGGACTACATCGTCCCGGCTCGCGACATCCTGCACTTGCGCTTCCACACACCGCGCCATCCTCTGATCGGAGAATCTCCCATCAAGGCTGCCGCGCTCGCGATTGGTATCAACGTCTCGCTTTCGCGGACGCAGTCGGTATTCTTCAATAACATGAATCGGCCATCTGGGATCATCTCCACGGATCAGGTGCTGACCCGCGAGCAGATGACGACGCTTCGTCTGGCTTTTGAGGAACAGTCGCAGGGTATGGCGGCTGGAAAGATTCCAGTTCTGGCTGGTGGTCTTAAGTTCTCGCCAATGTCGATTAACTCTCAGGACGCTGAACTTGTTGAGGCACAGCGCATGAGTGTGCTCGACATTGCCCGTGTTTTTGGCGTGCCGCCGCAGTTGATTGGGGAGTTGAAAGACGCGACACTCGGTAATGCAGAAGCATTGATTCAGGCATTCCTGTCGATGTCGCTGGGTTCATACCTCGAGCATACAGAGCGGGCATTTGATCGCCTGTTCGGCCTGACGGGTGGCAATGAATACATCGAACTGGATGTCAGCGCCCTCCTGCGTACCGACTTTGCCGGTCGCATCGACGGGCTGACAAAGGCTGTCCAGGGCGGACTTTTGACGCCTGACGAAGCCCGTAACCGTGAGGGCTACGCCCCGGTGAAGGGCGGTAACACGGCTTACCTTCAGCGGCAAATGGTTCCAATCGACAAGATCGGTGACCTCCTTGATGCGGAGGCCGCGCGTTTGGCCGCGCCGCCACCGGCACCGGCATCTACCGACACACAGGGTGGTGATGGCGAAGATGCCCCGCCCGCAGAGCAGCGCGACATCGATGTGGATGTTATGAAGGCGTTGCTCTTCACCCGGATGCAGCAGAAGAGAGCCGCGGCATGATCGAGAAGAAGCTCGTTGAGATACTCGATCCGGTGATCGAACAGCTGGTGAGCCTGGAAAAGCGGGTTGACGGCATCGCGCTGTCGCCCGGCCCTGCGGGTGCCGATGGCAAGGACGGCCGCGATGGCGTCGACGGCAGGGATGCCGATCATGACGCCATTGCCGCGCATCTGAAGGGTGATGAGGCGTTCCGGTCCAGCCTGAAGGGTGAGCCGGGTCGTGACGGCAAGGACGGTGTTGACGGTGTCAACGGCGTCGACGGCAGGGATGCCGATCATGACGCTATTGCCGCGCATCTGAAGGGTGATGAGGCGTTTCGGTCGAGCCTGAAGGGTGAGCCGGGCAGGGATGGGATTGATGGCAAGGACGGCCGCGATGGCGTGGACGGCAAGGATGCCGACCATAATGCCATTGCCGCCCAGCTGAAGGCTGACGATGAATTCCGCGCTGCCCTGAAAGGTGACAGGGGCGATGTCGGCGCCTCCGGCCGTGACGGTGTGGACGGCAAGTCTGTCGATGTCGCCGAGGTGGTCGAAGCGATCATTGCCAACCACATTTCAGAGATCACAGGCCCGGCTGGCGAGGCGGGTGCGCCCGGCACCGATGGTCGCGATGGCGTTGACGGAAAAGATGCTGATGCGGCCGAGGTAGCCAAGCATTTGGCCCGTGATGAGTGGTTTATCTCCATCGTCACGAAGACTGTAGAGGTCAACCCTTGGGAACCGGGTATCTATCGCGAAGGCAAGTGCGTCCAGCATTACATTGGCCGTTCATATCAGGCCGTCTGCGACACCACGGAAGAACCCGGCGATAGCCCGCACTGGAAGCGCCTCGGGACAGCCGGCCAGCGCGATGTTGGCGGCTTTGACGAGAGCCGCAGCTATGAGCCGGGCGACATCTATCACAAGGACGGTTCGACCTTCCTGTTCGATGGCGCCAATCATCGCCTGCAGGTGCCGAAGCCTGTCACCGAGCGCGATGTTGAAAAGCAGCTGAAGGGAGTTCGCGGCGCCATCGCCGAGACGGCCAAGGCTCACAGCGACAAGATTTATGAACTTCAGTTGCTGTGCGACGCGCAGACTGCCGAGATCGAAGACCTGAAGCAGCAAGTTGCGGAGGTCATTGCCTTGCTGAAGCAGGTGAAGCCATGAGTTCGCTCGCTGACATCTACTCTTACAGCAATAGCGGTTTCCCGGCGTATGTAAGCCCCACGCCGCCCGTCGACCCGCCAAACCATAACATCTGGTTCAACCCGGACACGGGTGACCTGATGGTGTGGAATGGTAGCGAGTGGGTCGTCGTTTGCGGTGGCTGCACCGACAATGGCGGCGGTGGCGAGTCTCCGTACCCGGCCCCTGGTTCATTTCAATCCTGCACCTACGAAGCTGTGCAGGGTCAGTCTGTCTTCGGCGGCGTTGATATTTTTGGGAATACGCTTTCCGGGCTGACGGAAGCCGGCACCTACTCGCTCGTCCATGTGAACGGCGTTCGCCTCCAGTCGAATGATTACACTGTAACTGGTGACGGCGAGATCACGCTCGTCCGCAGTGTCGCGGCCGGTTCTTCCGTTATCGTCGAGGCATTTGGTCTTTCTGGTGCCGGCGGCTCTCCCTATCCGGCCCCATCAAGCTTCCTGCGCTGCACTTACGCAGGCTCAGAGGGGCAGACGGCGTTTAGCGGCGTCGATATCTTCGGCAACACGTTGGCCGGGCTGTCGGTGGCCGGCACGATTGCCGTTATCCATGTGAACGGCGTTCGCATTCAGGATAATGAGTACAGCATCACTGGCGACGGCGAGATAACGCTGGTCCGCCCGGTTGCAGCCGGATCATCGATCATAGTTGAGGCATTCACGGTTGCCACTGGTGGCGGTGGTGGGTCGCCATATCCGGCGCCCGGTGCCTATTTGCGTTGCACCTATGCCGCCTCGACGGTCGGTCAGACGAACTTCACCGGCATTGATAAGTTCGGAAACGATTTGTCGAGCCTGATGGCGCCGGGAGCCATCAGCATTGTCCATGTGAATGGCGTTCGCCTCGAGGACGATGAATACACGATAGTGTCTGACAGTGAACTTAGCCTTGTCCGCGGTGTCGCGGTCGGCTCGTCTGTCATTGTTGAGGTTATGGAGGTTGCCGAGGGCAGCGGATGGGGCGTCCCTCCGGTTACGCCTTCGACGGCCTATAAGATTGAGACGCATCGCTGGCAATTTGATGGTGTCCAGAAATCATTCAGCGTCTACGTCGACGGCGTTCTGTACGCGCCGGAATCTGTCACCGGAGTATTTCTCAGCCTTGAGGGTGTGATGCTTGATCCAGGCATCGAATTCATGGTTTCCGGTTCGATGTTGACGTTTTCGGTTGCCCCCCCGACTGACGCACAGTGCTGGGGCATCATTGGCATACCATCGACTTCTGGTGTGCCTGAACACAATCACGATTGCGGGGTATTCTGATGGTGCAGACAATTCTCATCAAGCGCAGCTTCACGACGGGTGCGGAACCCGCGAGCCTCGCTCCCGGCGAAGTCGCCATCAACGTCACCGACAAGAAGGTGTGGGTTGGCGACGCGGCCTCCGCGCCCGTCCTCATCAACGACAAGGGCGAGTTCGCAAGCTACCTGCCTCTCGCTGGCGGGGAAATGACTGGCAGCATTGTCGGCCCCGTTGACACCGAAACCCTGACGTGGGCTTCCGGCCCCTTCAATGCGGCTGTGTCCTCTGACGGAACGAAGGTCGTCCTGTCCGTGAACGACGGAGACGCGACGTTCACCCTTCAGGTGGACAAGATCGTCGCCTCGCGCC